ACCGTTGATGCTACAACAGCAGGATCGTTTACATTCATCATTGAGTACGTTCAAATTGCGTAATTAATCGGGTGGGGTTAACGCCCCACCTTTTATTATAGGAGATTAATATGGCGGATGCTGTAACCTCACAGACGCTGATCGACGGCGGTAAACAGGTCGTTATGAAGTTCACTAACGTTTCCGACGGGACTGGAGAGTCTGCCGTCACAAAGGTTGATGTTTCTGCCTTGGAATCCAGTGTGGACGGTGACGCTTGTACTGGTGTTGTGATTGAGCGTATCTGGTGGCAATGTATTGGCATGAAGGTTCAAATCTTGTGGGATGCAACTACAGACGCATTTTGCATTGAGCTTGGCGAAAACCAAAGTGGTTCCCATGACTACACTATTTTTGGTGGTTTAACCAACAACGCAGGAAGTGGCAAAACTGGAGATATTCAATTTACAACCGTAGGTCATACAAGCGCAGACACTTATACAATTATTTTGTATATGCGTAAAAAGTATGACTGAGTTTAAGAAAAAAGCTAGTCAATGGCCACTACGAAAGACGTAAAAAGGACGCCCTCTGGGCGGTTAGTGTACAGAGGAGAAACTTTTGGCGGATACAACAAGCCAAAAAGGACGCCCGGCAAGGCGAAAAAAAGCGCGGTCCTTGCAAAAAAAGGTAGTCAAGTTAAACTTGTCCGGTTCGGGGACTCCAAAATGTCCATCAAAAAAGACCAGCCCGCCAGACGAAAAAGTTTCCGGGCTCGTCACAACTGTGACACGGCAAAAGACAAATTTAGCGCCAGATACTGGTCCTGTAAAGCATGGTAAAGAAGATATGAAAATACTAGAACTTCTGGCTAAATTAGAAAAACACGAGGCTGAGTGTAACTTACGTTATCAACAGATCGAAGAAAAACTTTCTGATCATAAAAACTCTTTGAAAGCTTTTGATTTAAAACTTTGGGGACTCGCTGTTTTAATTTTAATAGCACCTTTTGTTGGAAAGTTATTAGGATAGTATAATGTCTTATTCTCGCAAATCCAAAAAAGCATCTCCAAAAAGCAAGGGCAGCAAAATATGTCCTTCTGGAAAAGCTTGGGCTAAACGCACTTTTGACACATATCCTTCAGCATATGCAAACATGGCGGCTTCTAAATACTGTAAAGACCCTAATTATGCTAAGAAAAGTAAAAGAAAGAAGAGCTAAATGGGTGAGCTAAAGAAATGGCGGGATCAAAATTGGGTTAGAATTGGAGCTGACGGCTCTATAAAAGGCCCTTGTGGCACGTCTAAAGACAAAAAGAACCCTGATAGATGCTTGCCAGAAAGTAAAGCTCGCTCTCTTACTAAGGCTCAACGCAAAGCTACGGCTGCAAAAAAGAAACGTGCAGGCTCAAAAGGTCAACAAGTAGTAAAGAACACTAAGGCAGCAACTGTTACAAATATGGCTAGAGGCGGTGAACCCTCTATAACCAAGGCAAAAAGACCTTTTCGGGGCAAGACCCCACCCGGAACTGTGGTAGCTAGGGGTTGTGGTGTAGTTTTAAGTAGTAAACGTAAAAAAACGAAAGGATCAGTATCGTGAAAAAGAAGATGAAAAGCAAAGGTTACCGCAGCGGTGGCAAGGTTAAGAAAATGTCTAAAGGCGGAGCCGCTGGTGGTAAAAAAGTCATGCGTATGTCCAAAGGTGGGCGAGCAGGTGGTGCCCCTAAAAAGACTCTTGCTGCGGCAAGAGCCTCACTTCCCGCTGGATATAAGATAGTTAAAAAATAAAACATGGCTTATTTGCATAGCAATATTCCTTACTTCAAAGCATGGGTTCGTCGTGAATATACTCATAACCATGAGGCGTATCACGGCGAATTTCTTCATGCTATGGTTATTGGTGTAACAACAATACCAAACCGATCTTTAAGTTTTCAAGTAATTTTTACTGGAAGTGAGGCAGAAGGAGAGAAAGAGGACACCGTACACGGTGGAGCTATGTGGGCTCGTATGCCAATAACTGCACTTGTTGCAGACATTCCTTTAGAAGAATGGCCAGAACCAATGGAAACATATGATGCACAACCTTGGGATTGTGCTTCTCATTATAACTCTGTTTATGTTATGGATAGGACCACTCCATGTCCTTGGATGGCTAAAATAGATGGTAAAATGCACCCGGCAAAGTATTTATTTACTGTAGATTACACTGAGAGTGAAATTGCTGATGATCCGGCACAACACAAACAAAATCACGTTCTTCAACTGTTAGATGCAGGAGAATGGACGGGCAATATTGTTGCGTTACCTAATAACCGTGTGCGCGTAACACATCCTGCATGGTTTCAAACAGGAGAAGGCGCTCCAGATTTCAAACCTTCTCAGCATATACATTATTCAAAATCTGAGTTAGACTACACACTAGATGTTAACAAGGTTTTTGATAACCTTTACAACGAGGAATAAAATGGCTGTTTCAAGTAGCAAAGATTTTGAACTAGATGTAGCTGAATACGTTGAAGAAGCTTTTGAACGTTGCGGCTTAGAAGTCCGTACTGGTTATGACTTAAAATCAGCAAAACGTTCTCTTAATCTTTTGTTAGCAGAGTGGGCTAATCGTGGCCTAAACCAATGGACCATAAAACAACGAACTCTTACAACAGTTCAGGCAGACGGCAACTATGACTTAGGGGCGGACGTTATAGATATTTTGTCTGTTGTTGTTCAACGGGACGGAACTGATTACTCGCTAACCCGGTTAAGTAGAGATGGTTATTTAACGATACCTAATAAAACAACGCAGGGAAGGGTTAACCAGTTTTTCTTAGACAGGCAACTTACCCCCGTTTTAAACGTTTGGCCCGTTCCAGATAATTCTACAGATGTAATATACTACAATGCTTTGACACGAATGGACGACGCTGACATATACACTAATACTATGGACCTTCCTTTTAGGTTTTATCCCTGTTTAGCTGCGGGTTTAGCTTACTATATTGCTTTAAAAAGAGCCCCAAACCGCGTTCAAATGCTCAAAGCAATGTACGAAGAAGAATTTGATCGTGCTGCTACAGAAGATCGTGATAGGTCCTCTTTCAATGTTGTTCCAAACTATCAATATTATAGGACAAACTAATGGCAAAGTTTGCATCTGGAAAAAATTCTTACGCTATCTCTGACCGATCTGGTTTTCGGTATCGGTATAAGGATATGCGGAAAGAATGGAACGGTCTTCTTGTTGGTCCAGATGAGTTTGAGCCTAAACAACCACAACTAGGTCCTTTTAGAAAAGTTAATGACCCGGAATCTCTTCAAGACGCAAGACCCGACAGAGTTGAACCTTTTGACGTTTATATTGGGCTTCCTTTAGTAGAAGCTCCTAGCCTAACACCTGTTCCCAGAGGAACCACTGGTTTAGGAGAAGTGACGGTGACCATAACATGAGCTTTACATATTCAGAATTAAAACAAGCAATACAGGATTACGCGGACAATACGGAAACTTCTTTTGTAAATAACTTACCTGTATTTATAAAACAGGCGGAAGAACGCATTTTAAAAAGTGTTCAATTAAGTCTTTTTAGAAAAAATGTTTCGGGAGTAATGTCTAGTTCAAATAAGTTTTTAGCTTGTCCAACTGATTTTTTAGCACCTTTTTCTTTAGCTTTCGTAGATTCAAGCAGTAATTATGTGTTTTTAGATTTTAAAGAAAATGATTTTATTCAATCTTTTAACCCAAACCCTGCAACTACGGGAAGCCCGCGTTTCTATGGTGTTTTTGACATAGATAATTTTATTATAGGACCTACACCAAATTCAAGTTATAATGTTGAACTTCATTATTATTACAGACCAGCAAGTTTAACCAGTTTGGCAAGTAGCGGCACAACATGGCTAAGTGAAAACGCCTCTATTGCTATGTTGTATGGCAGTTTGGTCGAAGGTTATACCTATATGAAGGGTGATGCAGACATGATGGCTTTGTACGAAAAGAGGTTTATGGAGTCAATTATGGGCTTAAAAGGTCTTGGAGAATCAAAAGAGGTGACGGACGAGTACCGCACTGGAGTAGTAAGGAGACCTAAACAATGAGTCTTCCAGCCTTAGATATGAGTCTTTCAGAAAGTTTTTCTGTAAAAGTACATACTTCCGAGGGGCGTGGTTTTACCCCAGAAGAAATTGCTGAACGTTGCGCGGATAAAATAATTTCTGTTTCAAACAACGCGCATCCTGCAATACAAGAGCAGGCCCGTGCTTTTAAAGCTCAAATAGTTAAGTTAATAGAGTTTTATTTGACGGAAGCTGTTAAAAATGACAGAACTACTGTATATAATGCATTAACCGACGCAGGACACCCAGAGCTTGCATCACTCATAAGGAGATTGTGACATGGCCTTTTCAGGTAACTTCATGTGTACGAGCTTTAAGAAAGAGCTTCTTGAGGCCAAGCACAATTTTTTAAACAGCGGAGGAAGCACTTTTCAGCTTGCTTTGTACACGAATAGTGCGTCTTTTACCGCAGCTACCACTGCTTACACTACAAGTAATGAGATTAGTAACACTGCTGGTAGTGCATACTCCGCCAAGGGTAATACTTTGACGCGAGTTGATCCTACAACTTCTGGAACTACGGCCCTTACAGATTTTGCAGATTCCTCTTGGTCTTCTGCCAGTTTTACGGCTCGCGGAGCTTTGGTATTTAATGACAGTGCGTCAGGAGACCCTTCTGTAGTTGTTCTAGATTTTGGTGCAGATAAAACAGCAAGTAATGGAACATTTACCGTTGTTTTTCCTACAGCAGACGCAAGTAACGCGATTATTCGGATAGCCTAATGACTAATATTATCGTTCCTCTCTCTGGTTGGGGTCGAGGAACGTGGGGTCAACTCTCTTGGGGCCAAGACTCTATTACAAACACAGGCGCGACGGGGCAAACAGGTTCTGTAACGGTTGTTGCAACAGCTAATGTCCCTGCCACTGGACTAGCGGGAACAGGTTCTGTAGGTTCTGTCGCTGTAACGGCAGATGCAAATATTAACGCCACTGGAATAGCAGCAACAGGTTCTGTAGGTTCTGCCACTGTAACGGCAGATGCAAATATTAACGCCACTGGAATAGCGGGCACGGGCTCTGTAGGCTCGGTCACTGTAACAGCAGATGCAAATATTAACGCTACGGGTGTAGTGGGAACAGGTTCTGTAGGTTCTGTTGTCGTCACAGCGGACTCCAATATAACCGTCACTGGCGTAGCAGCAACGGGCTCTGTAGGTTCTGTCATTGCAACGGCAGACGCAAATATTAACGCTACGGGTGTAGCAGGCACGGGCTCTGTAGGGTCGGTTACCATCTCTGTAAGTAACGACGTGTCTGTAACAGGCGTGGCAGCCACAGGTGGTGTTGGTCAGGTTCTTGTTTGGGGAAGTATTGTCCCAGATCAAAATCCGGGGTATAGTACCGTAACGCCGTCTCAAGTTCCGGGGTATAGTACCACAACGCCGTCTCAATCTCCCGGATGGACAAAAATTGCAGCGTAAGGATTTAAAAAATGGCTAGTACATATGTAAATGACCTAAGACTAGAAGAAATTGCTACAGGCGAACAGTCTGGTACTTGGGGCGATACAACAAACACAAACTTAGAACTTATTGCGGAGGCGTTTTCTTTTGGCACAGAAGCCATAACAACAAACGCTGACACGCACACAACTACAATTGCGGATGGGGCAACGGACCCCGGACGCTCAATGTTCTTGAAATACACAGGAACTTTGGACTCTGCTTGTACAATTACAATAGGGCCAAACACGGTCAGCAAGCTGTGGTTTATTGAGAACGGAACTTCTGGTTCCCAGAATATCATCATATCTCAAGGGTCTGGGGCTAACATTACAATCTCAGCGGGACAAACTAAAGCTATCTATTCAGATGGCGCAGGTTCTGGCGCGGCTATGGTTGATGCGTTTACTGATCTTTCTGTTCCAAGTTTATCTACAAGTACAGCAGGTACATCCAACCTACGACTTGGCGTCAACGCAGGTGACGCGATAGAATCTGGCGGTAACTACAACGTGGTCGTGGGCGATGAGGCTGGCACTGCTTTGACTACGGGTGATGGTGTAGTTGCGATAGGATTTGAAGCTCTTAAAACAGAAGATGCA